GTAATGTACAAGTTCATCAAGTCCATAGGTCATAAGGTAGTTTATCAGCCAGTCTAACCGTTGCTCTGCTGTAAGACTTCCTTCACCAGTGGAAAATACAATATTTGTATCACCTTCCTGTATCTGCTTTACTGCACAGCTGAGGTCAAGACCAGCAATATCTTCTGGTGCAAATGTTTTTTTCGCTTTAAGGAACTCACCCACTGCCATATCAGCCGCAACATGTTCTAGTCCCACAGGAATATCAGTTCCATGTATTTTATTTTTAATCGTGCTCCTCGTTTTCTTTACACAGTATGCAAGAGCCTGTTCATCTTGCTTTTTTACATAATATCCTAAACCTTCAAGACGTTCTGTTACCTGTTTTACACCAAACACCCAACCACCTGCCTATTTTATTGTTGCCATAAATACCTGGTCTGCACAAGGGAATGTGACTAATGCAGTTGCAACTGCCTTTACCCATTTTGCAACTGGGTCATCTGTTGCATATTGTTCAATAACTACATTTCCAATTGCAGAAATATCAACATCTGCCTTTTTACGCAGTTCCAGTTCTTCTGCAGTAAGGCCAAACAAAGTTTCACCCATATTGCCATCAGGCATAAATACAAGGGCATTTTCTGGAAAATAGCGTTTTGCTATGTAATTACCTTTGACTTTTAAAATCCTAAATTTCGCGTCATATATTGCAATCTGTGGAAGACCCATGGACTGTAAGAAAGTATTCAGTTCCTGTCTGGAAAGAAGCCTGTCACAGTTTACGCCAAATGCTGCCTTCCTGATTTTTTCATCTTTCAGTATAATGTTCAGGTTCTTCCTGGATGTGAGAATCCTTGTAGGCATAAAGCCTGTATCATCTACAATTTTATCAACCGCAGCATCCATATCACCTAAAATATCAGGTGTACCAGAAGACCATGCCATATCTTGTTTATGACTGGCTGGTACTCCATAGTTAATTTCTGCTTTGTAGCCGTTTTCATTAATTATCAGTTTACCTGTTGACAGTGCCTCGCCACGCATTGCTTCAACACGTGTCTGGACAGAATCTTGTAGTGCATCTACATCATTGTATATTTTCTGGATAGCCTCACGTTCCTCAACGGAGTTTCTTGGCTGTTCCAGATGAATGATTTCTTTTTCAGACAGTTTTCTTTTACGCTTAATCAGTGCCAGCTCTGCAATATCATATCCAGATGGCTCTCTCTGGTCGGTTTCTGTTTCAGTATCAAACGCATGGATTGATGCAGACACAGGCAGGTTATTGGCACCACGAATCATTTTTATTTCTAAGGCTTCTGTTTTCCTTGAAGGAAACAGTTCCTCAAGAATTTTTGGTTGTGGCATTCTTGTTTTTGTGTAGTCAATCAATTCTTTATGGCTTAATAATTCTTCTATTGATGGCATTATTTAGTACCTCCTTCACTGTCAGCAGATACAGTTTCTTCTGTTTCTGATTCATCATTAACAAATTTGATTTCTGGTAAAACCTTATGAATAGCCCCACCAATTTTTGCGGTATAATCCACACCCAGACTCCGCCTTCCACCAATTACATAGCCCTCAACAAGAAAAGCACCAGGCTGCGGACCATAAGTAACATCAAGCGCATCCATAAGAATACCAGCAGGTGTTTCTGAAAATGTTCCGCTTTCTGTAACAGTTACTACTTTGCCAGATACTGCAACCAGGCTTCCTTTATGGACTATCTTCTTTCCTTCTTCATCAGGTTCTACACCGTCAGGTACAACTGTTCCAGTAAATGAAACAACTTTATCAGATGCTAAAAATTCTTTTTCTATGTTTCTTTGGATATTTGTTTTGTAATACATTGTTCCTCCTATTCTGTGCCCCAGAGACTTTTTGAAGCATTGCTTTTTTCTGCTTCATTTTTCTGTGAAGCAATCTGTACAGCATAGCCTTCATTATGGGTCTCACCATTTTTTGGTTTATATGGTGGCTTAGGTTTTGTACTGCCTCCATCTGGCTGTCCTGTTTCTTTAAACAGAAACGCCTTCTCCTTCTGGATTGTTTTAAGCTGTTCCTCTAAGCCGCTTACTTTTCCATCATCTGATAAAACCAGCTTAGAACGGTCAAACAGACTAGCTGCAATATCCTCATCATGGACTTTGCCAGCAACTGCCAGCTTAATAGCTGTTGTCAGTTTTAACTCTTTCATTTCAGCGTCATACTTTTCTTTAGCTGCTTTGTTTTCATCCTGTAAAGCCTCAATCTGTTTTTTCAGTTTTTCATTATCACCACTGGACTTTTTTAAGTCTTCAAGCTGTTTATCCCTGTCTTTTACAGAAGTCTTTAAAGTCTGATTTTCTTTTTCAGTTTCCTCAAATTTTGATTTTTCTACATAGCCTTCAAGCTCTTTCTTTGAAGCCTCTTCTGCTTTTTTTGCCAGCTCTTCACTGATGCCAAGAGCCGTAAACTCTTCTTTATTCATTTCCGCTTTGTTCCTTTCAAAAAATTTTTTTATTTGGCTTATAGCCGTATTTTAATCAGGAGTTTTCTTTACTCCTATTGTCAACAAATTTTTCTTTCCATTCTTTATATGTCATATTTGCTGGAACATAATAAGTTTTGCCAGTTTCTTCATCCCTTGCGGCACGTTCTCCTGGCTGTCCAAAGTCATCCTCAAAATATGGTACCGTTGTTGTGCGACAGTATACATGGAATGGCGGTGCAGTAACTCCTGGCTCAAACTGTTGCATTGGAAACTTCTTACCGTCCATATTCCTGCACAACTTTGATGTGTGTGAATCAAGTGTTGCGACAATCTCATACTGTTCTACATCAAGCTCATTAAAGCAGTCCTTTTGTGCCGCTGAACTAAAAAACGCCTCTTCTGTCATAACAAGTCTGCCAGCATTATTCTTTGAGGTTTTCATCTTTTTAGCGATTGCATCTATTGCCTTTTGTGGATCTTGTCCCAGAATGATATTTTGTGTTAAAGTCTGGTTTAATTCATTTACCAGTTTCGTGCGGTTATCCCATATCCGACTACTGAAATTTTTTCCGTCAGCCGCCCACGGCTTATTTATTACTTTACTAATCTTTCTGTCATCTAAAGCCAAAAAACTATATCCAACACCAAACCCTTTTTGAATCTCAAAAGCCGTATGGTAATAGCCATCCATATATATATTCCGCATAGTAGTATCTAAGCTGTCTAAGACGTTTCCGAACATCACTTCAAGGCTTTGTTGCAACTGTAGTTTTATTGCTTCAAGCCTGCTAATATGGTATCTGGCTGATGCATTCTCAAGTTCTTTCATCCACTGCCGGTTTACGGCATTTTCTTTGCCATATCTGATATATTCGTCTACATCCCATTTAAGTTCCGCAAGTTCCTTGGCTTGTAACATCCTCCTTGCTTCTTGCAAAGAAATATTATTATTGACTGCAAAACGCTGATACCATACAGCAATCTTGCTTTCAATTTCTTTCTGGGTTTGTCGATATTGTTTTTCAATTTCAGCATAGCACTGCTGTCCTTTTTTGTTTTGTGATTCTTCAAGCAGTTTAAAACGCTTTCTCCAATAATTTCTATGCTTCATCAGCATCACCTGTTAAATTAGTTTTTTCTTTTTTATCTTCCAAATTGCCCTGTTGTTTAAATGGGTCATATTCATTAGCTGTGGTTTCTTCCTGTTCTTCCTTTTTTATCTGCTGCAATTCTTTCTCAACATCATCTACCCAAGGGTGATTTGCAAGAACTGTCCGCTTTGATATAGTACCTATACTCTGCTGTGCAATTGTGGAGAGCTCTAAATCATTCCGCACAGATGTCCTTGTCCATGTCTGGCTGACCGTATCAACCATAATTCCCATATGCCTGCAAACTGCCCTGACCAATTGGCTGAATCCTGAACGAAACTCTGTTTCCATCAGCCCTGCTTTTAATTCCAGAAGTGAATACAAATAGGAAAGTGCCACACCAGAACTATTACCAAAATTTTGTGGGTCAGGGTCAATGCCCATACCCTGCTCAAATATTGCTTTTCTGGTCATGGACAACATTTTTTCCCTAGCTTCAACTGGAATATCAATTGTAAGCGTATCAAGACCACTCTTGCCATCATCGTTACCTTCCAGTTTGACTGTCTTATATTTTTTCAACTTATGTAAAAACTCAGATAGGCTCTCGCCTTCATAACCAGTCAACAAAAATATGACCTCCTGTATATCTTCAAGGTCATTCAGATAACCGCTGTATACTTTGTCATAAGCGTCAATTAATTCTTTAATATCATTCAGGTCATTACTACCTTCTGAGTTATTGAAGAATGGTATAAACGGAACTTCGCCAAAATTATGGACATAAATAGCGTCCCCATCGAAACTATCAGTCCAGTCATATGGCATTACTTCATAGGTGTTATAAAGTCTGAGTGCATCTACGGCATCCCTATTTTCTTTGCAAAAAGCATAGCATGTTGTTTTATCCCAGTATTCGTAAATGTTATAAACCTTTCCATCCTCATTTATCTGGTCATATATACGTAAAAGCCCAGAAAGTTCTTTTTCCAAATCATTTGTCCATATAGGAATAGCCTGTTTTGAATCAATTACATCATACCTGAATTCCCCTTTGTCATTTATCCAGTAATGCAACCAAGCCACAACACAGTTAGATGCGTTAATGCACAGGTTTTTACATATCTTTGCAAAGTCATCACCTAGGCATTTCTGGACAGCCTCATTTGATTCAGTGTTGCCAACATTAAATATGGGTGATACCGTAAATAAATAAGCTGCTTTCTGGTTTACCAGAATATTATAAAAGTTACTTGGAATGCGATTATCTGCTGAATGAAGTGGATTATCAATGCTGCCAAGGCTTTTTGCTCCACGCTTCAATATATCGTTTTTCTTTCTATAATACCGTTCCGCCTGTAGCGAGTCTCGTACAAGTTTCCGATGCGCTCTCTGGTGTCTTTTAATAAGTTTTTTCATTGCCTCAAGCTCCATGAGCACTGCCTCCTTACTCTAAAAATGATACTTTTGACCGCCTTTGCATATCCTCAAAACCATACCGCATTGCATCCATCAAATGGTTAAAATCATCAATTGGCACATTAATTTTCTTGCCAGTCTTTGGGTCAGTCATCCATGTGTAATTGGAAATTTCTGTCTGAAAATTTACACAATGCGGATGGATAATCATATGGAAATCCTGTAAATAATCAATGCCATTATTTACGCTGTCTTTTCCCTTTCTGGCTTTACAGATATGTGATAATCCAAGCTCTTTAAGTCTGGCAATGCTTTTTGGTTCTGCTGAATCTGCCCTGATTTTTTCTTTGGCATAACCCATATTTATAATTTCCCTGGCAATCGCTTCATTGCTCATGCCAGGCTTATACATCTCATCAAAAACCCATATAGTCTTTGCTTTATTATCAATCAGCCCACAAAACAATGCAGATGGGTCATTTGTATAACCGAAATCCAATCCAAAACCTGATTTAATGCTTTTCAAGTTACGTATTTCATCAATGTCAAATACTTTTTCTTCCCAGTTTTCATAAACCAGACCGTCAACGATTCCCCATTCTCCCAGACCAGCTACTTTATAGCGTCTTGGGTTTCGGATTTTCATTTCCTCAAAAACAGCCTTGTCTGCTTCGTCCAGCCATTCATTACACATATAATTTGTGGTTATGGCTAATGTTTCATTACTGGATTTATCAAAAAAACGCTTTTTAATCCAGTGATGCTCATTCCACGGATTTAGTGTAAGCGTAATCTGTTTAAACAGCCCTGTTTCTTCT